CATACAGTAGTCTCGGTGGTACTACACTCAACGGTTACAAGTATCGTTGCGTACTTAACACCAGCAAGGGTGCTGAAACCAAGTTCACTAACGGAGCTGCAACTCTAACATTCGGTAGCTAAAACTGAACCTTTTATATAATGTATTTTGATGAGTTAACAGAACACAATCATGTTCTCTTTGCAATAAAGCACTACGAAAACCCACACTCGGTAACCGTAGATGACTTTATGGAAGATATGAAGAAGTTCAAATACCTTAAGAGATTATTCAAGAGGTATTTGAACTCTAATGTTCTAAGAACAAATTTAATATTAAATCATTTGATTATATTGTTTAATGTATTTGGTGAGGGTACCACACCTCTACTCATGTATAAACTTGAGAGAGAATACTGGTCTATCCTAAAAACATTTCTCATATATCTGAATCGTTATGACGGTTATGGTGTGCTTGAGGATGTTGATATAGATGATGATGTCAAAGATATCCTGGATGTATTGTGATTAACGAAGACGCACCAACTATGTCTGCAGGTACAGGTGGATTCTCTGGATCCGCTAATGCCAGTGGTCCTGTGGCAGGTTTTGATCCTATGTTAGGTTCCAATAAGGAGAAGAAACCTAACCTGACGAAGAAGAAACCAAAGAAGCGTAAGTATACAGTAAAGGAAGACGTTTATAGTAAAGAGAAAGACCAAGGTAAAGGTCATTACTTACCATATCTAATATGTTATGATGATGCACAGGAGTATGTGCTCTATGGTAAGTCAGAAGCAGAAATTAAAGTACAGTTGAGAAAGATATATAGACCTGAGAATTATGCAAAGATATATGTGAAGAGATTATATCCCAATCAAGTTATTAAATTCTATTGGGATAAACGTGTGCAAGCATTAAAGAATGCGTGATGTCAGATATTAATGGTGCAATTCTAGAAAGACTTGAGAAAGTTGTTGACTCATTACAGGAGAACTCTGTAAAGATGGGTCAACTTCTTGCTGTTCATAACGAGAAGTTAGATAAGCAGGACAGAATTGATGCTGTACTCTTTGAGAAGATAGAGTCAGTGCACAGAGAGGTTAATAGGAGATCAGATGAGATCAAGAAGGGATGCGAGAGGGACATCAGAAAAGTCGATGACCGTCTTCGAGTCATGGAAAAGAAGATGTGGACTATTTTTGGTGCTCTGTCTGTTATATCTGTCATCGTTAGTCCAATCGGACAGAAAATGATGAAAAACTTGACAGCTCCACCACAACCTGCTACACTTGAAACACTCAAAGCAGATGCATGGACTTCGTTGACGACAAATACATACGGTTTGTCGGAAGTCGTCTAGACAAGTTTAAGTCTGTTAAACCAGGACTATATAACTTTCGTTGTCCTTACTGTGGAGATTCGCAGAAGCATAAGAATAAAGCACGAGGATATTTCTTCCTCAAAGGTGCAGAGTATATATTTAAATGTCATAACTGCAGTCTTGGTAGGACTGTTGGTAACTTCCTTAAGGATCAAGCGTTTGATCTCTATGATGAGTATGTCATGGAGAAATATCGCAATGGTACTACAGGTAAAGGTACCCGAACTGCGACTCCTGCATGGAAAAATAGCAAGCCCTCGTTTGCACAAAAAGTATCAGATCTACAATCTATTTCTGAACTAAATAACGTACACCCTGCAAGAATATTTCTAGAGAATCGTAAGATTCCTCAAGAGAAATTATCTTGCTTGTTTTATACGGATAAGTTCAAGAGGTGGATCAATACAAAGAAACCAGATGCCTTTAACAATTTAAAGAATGATCAACCCCGTGTTATCATTCCTTTGATTGATGAAAAAGGTGTCTGGTTTGGTGTTCAAGGGAGATCTCTTGCACCTAAGTCAAAGATGAGGTATGTAACCATACTCTTTGATGAGGATAAAACTAAACTCTATGGACTTGATAGGATCAAAACCAATGACACAATCTACATCGTTGAAGGACCATTCGACTCGCTCTTCTTGGAGAACTCGGTTGCTATGGCTGGGTCCAGCATTGATTGTAGGTCGTTTGGTTGGAGCGATTATATTTGGGTTTATGATAATGAACCTAGGAACAGAGAAATCTGTGACCGAATCTCCAAGTCAATCGACACAGGAGATAAGGTAGTGATCTTTCCTAAGTCCGTAAAGGAAAAGGATATAAATGATATGTACCTTGCTGGACGCAATGTACAAGAACTGGTAGAAACAAATGTCTATCAGGGATTAGAAGCAAAATTAAAATTTAACGACTGGAAAAACGTATGAGCAACGGCATCAAAGTACACAAGAGAGATGGAACTATTGAGGGCATGAACCTTGATAAGATACATCTTATGGTAGAGCATGCTTGCAAAGATCTTGCAGGTGTCTCTGAGTCAGCAATAGAAATGAATGCCAACCTTCAATTGTTTGATGGTATTTCTACTGCTGATATACAGGAAATATTAATTAGGTCTGCTAATGATTTAATCACTTTAGAGAATCCTAATTACCAATTTGTTGCTGCTCGTCTCCTATTATTTGGATTGAGGAAGCAAGTGTATGGGGATCATCCAGATGTCCGTACAACATTATATGAACACATCCATGACTGTGCTGCAGAGGGTGTCTATGATCCTGCTATACTTAAGAAGTATACGGAAGAAGAATTAGATATCATAGATGGTATGATCGATCATGATCGTGACTTCCTCTTTACATATGCAGGATTGAGACAGGTCACAGATAAATATCTTGTACAGGATAGAAGTACATCTAGGTTGTTTGAAACACCTCAGTACATGTACATCATGATTGCGACCACACTCTTTCAAGATTACCCACAAGAAACCAGACTCGATTATGTCAGACGATACTACAACGCAATCTCAAAGCACAGAATCAACATCCCAACCCCCGTCATGGCGGGAGTTAGAACCCCCATTCGTCAATTTGCAAGTTGCGTTCTGGTTGATGTTGATGACACCCTCGATTCTATCTTTAGCAGTGATATGGCTATTGGCAAATATGTCGCTCAGAGGGCAGGTATCGGTATTAACGCAGGTCGCATCAGGGGCATCAACTCGAAAATCAGGGGAGGAGAAGTTCAGCACACGGGTGTCGTCCCGTTCCTTAAAAAGTTTGAGTCAACTGTTCGATGCTGTACTCAAAATGGCATCAGGGGAGGCAGTGCAACAGTACACTTCCCAATCTGGCACCAAGAAATCGAAGACATCCTCGTCTTAAAGAACAATAAAGGTACAGAAGATAATAGAGTTAGAAAACTTGATTACAGTATACAAATTTCGAAATTATTTTATGAAAGATTCATACGTTCAGAAAGCATTTCTCTTTTCAGTCCTCACGATGTCCCTGGCTTGTACGATAGCTTTGGCAGTGGGTCTTTCGATGACCTCTACATCAAATACGAGTCAGACGAGACCATCCCTAGAAAGACTATCCCTGCCCAAGAATTAATTCTTGATCTCCTTAAGGAGAGAGCAGAGACAGGTCGTGTATACATCATGAACATTGACCATTGTAATAGTCATAGTTCATTTAAGGATAAGGTATACATGAGTAACCTCTGTCAGGAGATTACTCTACCTACAGATCCCCTTCAGCATATAGATGATGCTGACGCTGAGATAGCATTGTGTATCCTATCTGCTATTAACGTAGGTAAACTACGTGATGCAGAAGAGTTAGAAGAACTATGTGACCTTACTGTACGTGGACTTGATGCTCTAATTGATTATCAAGGTTATCCAGTAGAGGCAGCGAAGCGTAGCACTATTTCAAGACGTTCTCTTGGTGTAGGATTCATTGGACTAGCACATTATCTTGCTAAGAATGGTGTGAAGTATGAGGATCCAGCAGCATGGCAGATGGTACATGATCTAACAGAATCATTCCAATACTATCTTCTTAAGGCATCTAATCAGATTGCTAAAGAGTATGGACCTTGCTATGCATTTGATCGTACCAAGTACTCAGATGGAATCCTTCCTATAGATACATACAAGAAGGAGGTCGATGAGTTAGTACAGAATAATCTGAAGCATGATTGGGAATCTCTTAGGGAATCTATCTTGGAACACGGTCTACGGAACAGCACACTGTCCGCACAAATGCCTTCGGAGAGCAGTTCCGTTGTGTCAAACGCTACCAATGGAATCGAACCTCCTAGAGATTACTTGTCCATTAAAAAATCAAAGAAGGGACCTCTTAAGCAGATTGTTCCGCAGTATGGATCTTTAAAGAATGATTACACACTGCTCTGGGATATGCCTAGCAACACTGGTTACATTAATATCGTAGCAGTGATGCAGAAGTTCTTTGATCAAGCGATCAGTGGTAACTGGTCATACAATCCAGAAAACTTTGAGAACTCTGAGGTTCCTTCTAGTGTAATGGCACAAGATCTACTAACCACATACAAATATGGTTGGAAGACTTCTTATTATCAGAACACATATGATGCTAAGAAGGATGTAGATGAACCAGCACATCCAATAGGATGGAAGGATAACATTCCACTGGACAATCTAGTGGAAGAACTGCTTGTAGCAGACGAGTCCGAATGTGAAGCATGTAACGTATAGGAGATTATTATGAGCTTAAGAGATTTAACTAAAGAAGATCACGATAGGGCAGAACAACAACCCTTCGTAAAGATTATGTTCTCAGGGAACCTTAACCCTGAGACATATGCAGTGTTCCTTTGGAATCAATACATGCAGTATAAAATTCTAGAGGACGTTGCAGATAGTGTTGGTGCTTTAGATGGTTTTCCTACCATCCATAGAGCAGACAAACTCAAAGAAGACTTTGAAGAACTATGGGAGAAGGACATCAAAGCAGGTCCGATTCTAGATGTGACCAGAGAATTCAATGAGTACATCCAAGAGATTGGAAAGGCAGACGATGCTAAGAAGCGTTTGTTTGCTCATTGCTACACTAGACACATGGGAGACATGATGGGAGGTCAAATCCTTGCCAAGATGGTTCCTGGTTCAGGTAAATTGTATCAATTCCCAGATAAACTTGAGCTACAAGGGAAAATTCGTGCTAAACTTACAGACGATTTAGTATCAGAGGTGAAAGTGGCGTACAAATTTGCTCAGAAAACCTTCGAACAGATGATGCCCTATGTCAAACAAGAATAGTTACGACGATTCTAACTGGAGAGAGGAGTACAAAGCGTACACCTCTAGCAAGTATGAGTTAGATCTACTTGAAAATGGTCCCAAAAGTCTATCACAATCATGGATGATGGGTGCATTGCACAACAAGTGGAAGAAAATTAAGGGGTATAAAGATCCCGAACCACCTGATTGTTCATCATCATTAAAGGAGTCGTTAAAGAAATGGGATTAACCGTATTCAATTCCGAGAAGGTAGATACCACAAAGCAACCAATGTTTTTTGGTAAACCTTTAGGGATGCAGAGGTATGATGAATACAAGTACCCTGATTTTGATCGGTTAACTCAGCAACAACTAGGATACTTCTGGAGACCTGAAGAGGTATCCTTACAGAAGGATAGAGCAGACTATAAAACTCTATCCGAACAACAGAAACACATATATACTAGTAACCTGAAGTATCAGATCTTACTCGACTCAGTACAGGGTCGTGGACCTGGTATGGCATTCAGTCCTTACTGTAGTCTTCCAGAATTGGAAGGATGCATGGGTGTGTGGGAGTTCATGGAACAGATCCACTCTCGTTCTTACACTCATATCATAAAGAATGTATACGCTGACCCCTCAGAAGTATTTGATAGCGTATTAGATAATGATCATATCATGGCAAGGGGTGAGTCAGTATGTAAAGCATACAATGAGTTCATTGATAACGCTGGCATGTATGCTAACAGTAACATGTGGGCACCTGATGCTAGGACATCACCTAGTTTCACATGGACTATAAAAGACGTTAAGAGATCCCTTTACAGGGCTATAATGAATGTCAACATTCTCGAAGGTATACGTTTTTATGTTAGTTTCGCTTGCAGTTTTGCATTTGGCGAACTCAAACTTATGGAGGGATCTGCTAAGATTATCTCCCTCATTGCAAGAGACGAGTCTCAACACCTCGTACTTACCCAAAAGATAATCAAGAAATGGCAAGAGGGTGATGACCCTATCATGATAGAGATTGCTAAGGAAGAGGAAGAGAATACCAAAGCAATGTTTATCAAGGCAGTCAATGAAGAGAAGGAGTGGGCAAATTATCTCTTCGCCAAAGGAAGTATGATCGGACTGAACGATAGATTGCTATCACAGTACGTTGAATGGATCGCTAATAGACGTTTAAGAGCCATAGGAATGGCACCTATATATGACATACCTATAAGGAACAATCCTTTACCGTGGACAGAACACTGGCTAAATAGCAAAGGTCAGCAGAATGCTCCGCAGGAAACTGAGATTGAGTCCTATGTCGTTGGAGGAATTAAACAAGATGTCCAGTCTGATACGTTTGCAGGATTTAAACTTTAGTAAACTGTTTAATAGGTTAATGAAACGGAAAAAGGATGAGGAGATCACAAGAACAGAAGGTGATTGGCTCGCTGAGAGACCCGAAAGTTGGTATAAGGGACCACTTATATTACTTGAGACAACTGAGGAAGGAGTTCTCAAAGAATTCCAGACGACCAACACCCCTTAGAAAGAGAGACAAACTTGATAGAATGTAAAGAAAAGTTGTCTAAATAGTAAGGGTATGCTAACATACCTATACGTTCATCCCAAAAGGGACGCAAGTAAGCCGACTCGGAACGGAAATCGTTCATCCTATGGAATTCTTAATTGCTACTGCTGTAATGACTTGCACTGATGTATCAGACATGATAGATCGGGTCAACATGAATAGGACTATTAGTTCTATGCATAAGCAAGAGGTAGTGGAGATGTATCAGGTACATTTCACGGAAGCATTAGATTTAGAATGCGAATGGGACGCAAAAGCCGACTGAAGGAACGGGGATTAAACCACCCTACCTTTGGAGAAAGCCAATGACAACAGTCACATACCGTGGTGTCAAGTACGACGCTGAAGAGTACAACGCAAAGGTGATTGAAGAATCACACAAGCGTAACAGACACGATCTTATGTATCGTGGACTCAAAGTTAGAAGTAAGGCAATTCCTTGCAGCTAACATAAACACAAGTAATGTGTTGGAATACTAAGAGGGGTTGATCCCCTCTTTTTTATGTGATAATATATACTATAACGAAAAATAAGTTTCAATGAAAATCTTTTTAGATAGTTCTGACGTTGATGTAATTGCCAACGCATATGAAACTGGTTTGATTGATGGGGTAACAACTAACCCTACATTAATCATGAAGTCTGGTAGGAATCCAAAGGAAGTACTCACTGAAATTGCTGACATATTTCCTTGGAGTTCTTCTATCTCTGCAGAAGTTGTAGCGGATACTACCGAGGGTATGCTGGAGATCGCAGATGATTTCCTAAACATCAATCAGAATATTACTATCAAAGTTCCCTGCACAGTAGATGGGTTAAAGACCTGTAAAGAACTTAGTAGCGATGATATATCTGTCAACGTAACACTTATATTCACTCAGTCACAAGCAATACTTGCTGCTAAAGCAGGAGCACAGTATGTGTCACCATTTGTAGGACGTGTGGATGATAATTCCTTTGGTGGGTTGTGTCTCATCAAAGATATTGCTAATGTATATGCCAAACAGAAGGTAGAGAAGACTAACATCTTAGCAGCATCACTTAGAAATGTAAGAGATGTTGGTAGAGCATTTGAATATGGTGCAAACGTTGTTACTATGCCACCTAATGTATTCTGGGGTATGTATAACCACATACTTACAGAGAAAGGATTAGCATTATTCGATGCTGATTGGAAGAAGGTTCAGAGTCATGAAGAAGTATGAAGTAACCTTTAGGTTGCCTACCACTGGTACCAAGTACCATAAGACTGTGGTAGAGGCAGAGAATCAGGTCTTTGCAAACAAACTGTTCGAGGCACAGTATCCAACAGCCAAACGTTGTGGTAACGCAAGGGAATTACATGGATAAGATGGATACTCAAGGGATGAGTGGTCCCGTTGATCCTAATTACAAAGGGAAACCAAGGGCACAACCACATAAACCTATGATGATACATCCTCGTAGGTTATTCACCCCTGAATATGTTAAGGAGATGAAAATCCTTATCAATGAGGTGTTAGATCAGAGGGATTACGAAAGGAAATGTAGGATGGCATATGATGATCCAGAACCACCTGGTATATCATATTTCGATACAGAACATTTCAAACATCGTATTAATGAACCCGAACCTGACTATCCTGTATCATAAATAACAAAATAACCCCCTAATCCATTATGGACTGGGATTTAGAACTACGTAACCAAGAACTAGAAAGTATGATTATTGTTTACCAAGAACATATAGACCAGTTAGAGGTAGAAAATGAAGAACTAAAGAAGGAAGTTGTCTTTCTCAAGCAACAGCTTGAAATAAAAACTATGGGGTTACCAAATGAACCAGAAGATTCAGGCACGTAAACGCATCGGTGTTATGTGTTCTGGCAACGGAACGAACTTTGAGAATATAGTAATGACATGTAACAAGCACGAGGTAGTGCTGATGATACATGATAAAAAAGAATGTGGAGCAAAGAAAAGAGCAGCAAAATATGGAATTCCACACGTAAGAGTTAAGCATACACATGAAGATGAGATGATTGCTCTCTTCAAAGCATGGAATGTGGATCTAATAATCCTAGCGGGGTACATGAGAATACTGAAGAGACCTTCAGACTTCCATTGCCCCATTATTAATGTTCACCCATCACTACTACCAAAGTACAAGGGATTACACGCTGTTGAACAAGCCCTAGATAGTAATGACACGGTAACAGGATGCACAGTACACTATGTGAATGAAGAGTTGGATGGTGGAGAGATAATAGCACAGAGTAAAGTAGAAATACTTCCTGATGATACTGTTGACACACTAACTAGACGTATTCAATTACAAGAGTACATGTTGTTACCACATGTAATTAATAATTATGAAACCACAGTCAGCGAAAGCAAAGGGGCGGCTCTTTCAGCAGTGGGTGCGAGATCAACTGATAGAGCACAGGAACATTCACCCAGAGGACATAGAATCACGGAGTATGGGGGCGGGTGGAGAAGACTTGATTATGGCTCGTGATGCTAGACAAAAGTTTCCCTTTAGTATAGAATGTAAGAACCAAGAGAAGTTGAATGTGTATGATGCATACGATCAAGCGTGTGCTAACTCAGGAGACCATGAACCTATACTATTCATGAAGAAGAATAGAAAGAAAGCTCTTGCTGTTGTTGATGCCGAGTGGTTTATAAGAAATGTTCGCAGTACCATTTGAACACTACCCTCGTGTCAAACAGCATGAGGAGTATAAAAATATATTACTTAAACAATTACCTGTTCATACTGAACATGGTATGAGGACTGATTTCTTTCACAATGATAGAGAGAAAATCATACCTGAATACTATAAGATTGTTACCTCTGCTCTTGATGAGTACTTACAGGAGATTGAGGGCAACGTAGGGTTTAGGTTAAAGGTATGTTCTATGTGGTATCAGATGACTAGTGGTGGTGAGTTCCACCAAGTACATACTCATGGTGCTACAGGATTATCATGTGTATGGTACTTGGAGTTTGATCCAGAGGTACATAAAGCAACAACATTCTATGCACCCTTCCATGATCCTCTGAGTGGTGATATGATACAGCATACACCTGAAGTACAGGAAGGAGATCTTGTTGTCTTCCCGTCGTTCTTAATGCATGAACAGGAAGGTAATGATAGTGACAAGAGAAGAACTATTATTTCATTTAATATAGAAGGAAGACCCAGACCTATCATGAAGTATACATAGACTATGATTGAAAATGACACCGCTATAGTCAGAGGTAGGGTTGCAAAACCTAAAACTGATTTCATATACACTAAACAGATCCCAGATGATATCATTGACAATTTCTTAGATGCATATCATAATGGTGAACTAGATAAGATGTTCAGATCTACTGCGGGAGAATCCGTAGGTGACATTGCGATGTCAATGATCATGGCACAGAAGGATGCAAGTCATCCTGGTGTTGCACATAACTCCTTTGTTGATCGAGAGATCAAGGAGTCATGGGACATGTCAATTATTAACACTGTAATATGTCCAGTAGCAAATGCTCTTGCTTATGCTGTGGATGATGTTATGGATGCTTACATTACTGAGTATCCATTTGCTGCACAAGGAGAGTACTTCCAGATGGATCCAGGTTGGAACATCCAGAAGTATCCTGTAGGAGGTGGATATAAATCTTGGCACACCGAAAGATGTTCAGGTGGTAAGGCCAATGTGTACCGTCATATAGTATGGATGGTATACTTAACAGATAATCCGAATGGTGGTACTGAGTTCTTCCATCAGAACCATTATCTCCCTGCGACTAAGGGTACTTGTGTTCTATGGCCAACTGATTGGACATACACACATAAGAGTAGACCTGATAAGGAGAGAGAAAAGATTATTGCAACAGGATGGTATTCTTTCACTACATAGAGGAACAAAAATGAGTTGTGGATTAAGCACAAAACTTGACGCTGCTGTCGCTGCTGCTAGAGAAGCATTCGATGCAGCACATGAGAATGATTCACTAAGTGACAGTGATTTAAATCTTCTCTTCGTATATTATCAAGGACTTAAAAAGATTAAGGAGTCTGTACCTGCACACAGTGAAGGTGTCTTTACTGTTGATCCTAATACACCTGTAGATACCTTTGGTTCTGATCCATTTACAGTTGAGAACAATGATTACATCACCTTCCCTGATGGTACACATGATATAGATTTTGATAACATTAATCTTGATCTTGTTAGTGCCACACAGGCTGCTGATACTGTAGAAATAAACTATGGTGGTGGTGTTAAAGGTGGAGCAAGTGATGACGTAGTAATCAAAACTACTAACACTACGGATGGAATAGCGTTCTAATGATCTTCTGGATTGGATTCTTTGTTATGTTTTTTAATGAAGGATTCGTTATGATGAGGCACGTATCACCGTGGTTCGCAAGACAAAGAGATAAGTTCATTGATAAGTATGGTGCTAATGTGTGGTATAGATTCCACGGTACCTTAGATTATGTCTGGATGGGTCTCGTAACACTGGGTCTGATAGTTAATCCTAATAGATTGGTACATGTCGCAGTGTTAGCAACGTTTTGGTTTGCTTCCTTCCTGATATTTTATTTGCCACGATGGATAAGGTGAAGTTATGGGTGCTATAAGGCACCCTTTTCACTGTTCGGGTAACAATACCTAAAGGGCTTGACAGAAATTTAATGTTTGCTATATAATATTGTAACGTTACTTAACATACGTAACACAATGACACAATCAGTAGCACAGCGTAATACCGTGACTGAGTATGGTAAGCAAAACATCTTTGCTAACCAACCAGAAATGCAATACGTTGAAAATTACGAAGGTTACTGGAAAAATGCAGAACAACTTAATGGTCGCCTAGCGATGATTGGTTTGTTCGCTATGATCCATAACTATGCCCTCTTCGGATGGGTTATACCAGGGATCGCTTAGTCGAAGCAGGTCTCTTACAATTTCTACCCCTATTTAATTTAAGAAAATGACACCAGAAGCAGAAAAGTTTAACGGTTGGATGGCAATGATCGGATTCGTTGCAGCAACAGGTGCGTACATCACCACAGGTCAAATCATTCCAGGTATATTCTAATGAGTGGTTCACAAGCATTAGACCTATGGGTGAGAGCAAACGGAAGGTTTACAATGGTAGCCTTCTGGATTGGTTTAGCACTCTATACAAAAGTTACATACTTTAGTTAACTTAACAAAAGTATAAATACTTATTCCAAATATTAACAAACGGTAACAATCCGATGGGCGACTTCACAGCCGCAACAGATACAATTTCACCACTAGTAGCAGTCCTCTGGGTTTTCTATCCCATGACTGCTTTAGTCTTGATTGAACTGTTCCTAAGAATAATTAGGGATGACGATGATGATGAAGGTGGTGGAAAGGGTATACGTATACCCGCAATGCAAACAGTACCAACAGGAGCCTGACATGCCTTTTATAGTTTTCGGATGCCTCTTGGCAGCAACAGCTTACACTAACGTATTTTCATTCGTAATACAGTGACATTTTTAATAGCGATAATGTCCTTTGCAAATTTTGTATTCTATCCACTAGTGGTAGGGTTCTTTATTGCATTGATCATTGAGCAAATCTTTAGAGCACAAGGTAAAGCACCACAAGTTCTTAGATCTATGGCAATAAGAAAATACATGTGGAGACAAGCATGGATTTTTAATATCATATGGTTCGTAGGATATGCAATATTACTATTCGTTATGAGACCAGGACAGCAAGCAATGCCTGATATGATATGGCAGGGTTAACAACCATAGCACTAATACTGAACTCCATTCCCCCACACTCAAGGGAACTAGTGGAGTTTGGTTTTTTTGTGTGCGTAGGAATAACAGCAGGGAATTTAGGGTTAATATAAGGCTTGATTTATTTCAACAGGTGTGCTATATATTGATGTATTAAATGGTACATCGTATGGGATACCAAGTCACAGTTGTTGATGCAGAAGGAGAAGAAACCACATTCGAATGTGGTGACGATGAATCTATTCTGGATGTAGCAGAAGAAGCAGGTGTTGATGCACCGTACTCTTGTCGTGCTGGTTCATGTAGTTCATGTGCTGGTAAGATCTTAGAAGGAACAGTAGACCAAGAGGATCAGTTCTTTCTTGATGAAGATCAACTAGAGCAGGGATATGTGTTAACATGTGTTGCAAAACCCACGTCTGATGTTAAAATATTATTATCTCAAGAGGAGAACTTATACTAATGGGACAACTACATATGAGAGAACAATTATTGAGAGCAGTCTTAGCACATGCTCAAGGTGAGATCGCAAAGCATAAGGCAAACGTAGAAGTATACCTAGAGCATCCTGCAGGTATCGGAGAGCATTCAGACATCACTGAAGCAATTCAAGTTGAACTTGATAAGATTGCTAGGTATGATGACCAAGTAGATGTCATTAATAAGTATTTTAAAGCTCCGAGTACATGAACGAGGAGTTTCGTCAAGATGATGGTAAGACAGATTACCGTACCTTTATACTGTATCTGTTTGTCCGTCGTAGTGTTCCTACGTCTATACTTCAGTACCAATTTGCCAATGACATGGTACGTACTAAGTTATTAGAAAAGTATTTTGAAGATAGGAGTGGTAAGATGTCATTCTCTGACAGAGCAGTGGATGCTTGTGCAGATTATGTCTTACAACTATGGGAAGAGTGGAAAATAGATAAAGATATATGGTATGACAAGTACTCAGAGATGGACAGATTGTCATCCGTCCTTGACGAGTTGACAAAACTTAATAATTAGCTATATAATATGTCTGTCTTGAAACACAGACATCATCTTCCCCCTAACCAAGACCACGGGGTTACAATGTCTTTATCATACCGTTCACACTTAAACGTTCTATTAATTAGATGACAACTCTTCAAAGAAAAGAGCAAGGTCTGCTGACTAACTGGAGCGAGTTCTGTGAGTGGGTAACTAGTACAAACAACCGCATTTATGTTGGTTGGTTTGGAGTTCTAATGATTCCATGCTTGTTAGCTGCCGCTACTTGCTTTATAGTCGCATTTATTGCTGCTCCTCCCGTAGATATCGACGGGATACGTGAACCTGTTGCAGGTTCATTCATGTATGGTAACAACATCATCTCTGGTGCTGTCGTTCCATCCTCTAACGCTATCGGATTACACTTCTACCCTATATGGGAAGCTGCCACACTAGATGAGTGGTTGTATAACGGAGGTCC